GGTTCTGTTTGCAAAAGAGCACTACTCAAAAGTAGCTCACCTATAAAAGATCAATAACCACGGCCCACGGCTCTTCCAAGCGGCTTACAAAGTGTCAGGAGTAAGGGACCACGGCGTTCCAAGAAGCGTCCCGCTGTCCCTTATAGTGTCAATTTTGTAAATTAGAAAAAAATAAACACCCGAGTTATCAGGCGGGATTGGTGACACAGGTGGGACAGTTCACTAACTACTTTCTATATAAGGGTTTTTCGGGTTTTTGCTGTCCCGTCAACGATCCCCCCTAAAAAACGGTGGGACAGCGTTTCCCTGTTATTTATAGTGATTTCCCCCGGAAACTATGGTATCTTAACTGGTATTAACTGTTGAGGGCTTTTCCCATATCACTTTACGAGGGTTTCTTAATGTGAAACGGTGGGACATTGCCGGGACAGCGTTGATATTGAACAGTAAAACACCTTTTGGAGGGAAATATGCCGAATCATAATGTGCCCGGTCCAGCGGCTGGTGGGACGGGTAAAAAGGTCATCACCCGGGGGCCTAATCGGCAGTTGACGAGACGGCAACAGAAGTTCGTCAAGGAACTTGTGGCGAACGACGGGTTGATCACGATGCGGGAAGCGGCGATACGTGCGGGCTATCCGCCTCGGTCGGCCCATGCTCGCGCCTATGAACTCACGAACAACAACATTTGTCCGCACGTCGTTGCAGAGATTGCGCGTTACCGAAACGAACTTGATGAGATGTACGCCGTCGGGTACAAGCGCCACATCAGAAGCATGGCGACCATTCGTGATTTGGCCCTGAAAAACGGGGCCTATAGCGCCGCCGTTCAGGCCGAGTACCGTAGGGGTCAGGCCCAGGGCGACATATATGTCAGCAAATCAGAAATCAGGACCGGCTCTATCGATCAGATGAGCCGCGAAGACGTGGAGAAAGAACTTGAGCGCATCAGAGAAGGATTTGAGCCAGTTATTGACATCACTCCGGAAACCCCCGAAGTCGAAGAATCAGATGCCGAGGGGGGCGCTGAGGAACCGCGAGGCGGGGTTGTGGCAACTGATAAGAAACGGACTAAACGGAAGCGGGCGGAAGATTGAGACCACGCGCCTTGAAAGCTGGGCAATCCCCGGGGTCCCTGATGTGTTGCTATGCTCGGAGGGTGGTGTTTTTAGCTTCTTGGAGCTTAAAGCTACAAGGCGCGGCGCTGGTAAAATCCGTTTATCCCCGCACCAGTGTGCTTGGTTGTCTCGGCATTCCGGCGGGCCTTGTTTTATTGTCGTGCGCGACGGCAGCTTGGATATTAGTGTTTTTCCTGCTTCCGCCGCTGTTGATCTGCGCATGGATGGCCTTGCAGCCGTGGAGGCTTTGGCTGTTTTTGAGGAGCCGTACGACTGGGAGGCGTTTTTCCGGTTGACGAGTCCTGTAAAGTAGGTGTATAGGAGAAGTCCTACTTAACAGAAGGAGTCAGAAGACATGGAAATGCGCAAGGTGAAGCTCAAGGTTACGCGTCACGAGTGGTGGTTCCCGGAATATGAGGTCCCGGCTCACATGACGGACGACGAGGCTCTGGAACACGTCCAGACTGAGCGTCCCGAAGAGGTGTATGACGAGTATCATAGCAAGGATAGCTATGATCAAGAGTGCTGGTCGGAGCTTGAGGAATTCTCTTCCGAGGAGGCCGCGTGATGGAGCGGTTTGAAGATTGCCCCACCCCAAACCCGGCCCGCCCGCTGCATGACTATTACGTCACGGGGGAATACCGAACATATAACAATCAGCATGGCATCGGAGCACTCAATGACTTCCGGTTGGAAGTGAGGGCCGATGACATCGAGTCAGCGGCAAAAATTGCGGAGGACAAAATCATGTCGGACGGCAGACGCCATGCCGATTCCGTGCGCGATATGGAAATCTTTCTGCTTGAAGATTGCCCCACCTGCGGGCTCCTTCCGAGGAGGTCGCCTGATGGAGTGGTTTGAAGACTGGTTACAGCGGACGATTGAAAGGTTGGCAGCGTGGCTGGAGGACAAGAAATGATTTGCCCGAAATGCCACGGGAACGGTTACTGGATTGAGCAGATGCGCGTACTGCGTCAGGTCAGACAGTGCGAAATGTGCCACTCACAAGGCGAGATCAAGGAGATGGCTGAACAGGTTAATGCTGACGCGCTAGGCGATAAGGAGAATATCTAATGGGTGCGTATCCCGAAATGAGGATCGTCGAAAAGAGTGAGACGATCAACGACAAAACCATCAAGGACGAAGTCCATAAGTTTATTCAACAATCCCGATGGGCAGATGGGCATGGTGGTTACACAGGCACTATTGCAGAAGCGGATGGTGTTGAGCTTCGTCTTAATAAGACCTTCGACATAAAGCGTCAGTACGATTTCACCGATGAGGTCGCAGAGAAGTGGGGGCCAGCCGTTGTGTGTCGGGCGACGCGAGACGGAGAAGACATCGGCTACGTTGTTTGTGGCGTTTATTCATCATAGAAGTGCGTTGACTCCGCGCTGACCTTAGCCCGCTTCGCGCGGGCTATTTTTTTCTTTGACAGTCCGTCTTTTGCCGTGCTATGGGTACATTCCCATACTATAGCGGGAGTCAACACGACATGACCTTGAATAATAATTACAGCCAGTTGCGTAGAACAGGCATGCTGTCCGGCACAATCAAGCGCGCGACAGCGCTGCATGAATCGCGCGTCAAAGCTCGCCGGGCAATTAAAATGACCCTACCAAAATTTATCCCAATACCGCTGGGTAACAGCGACGACCGGACAATCACGGCATGGGCGCGACAGGAAAACGGTCGCATCCGGAATTGGATCGATGCGGAAGCCGCATCGAGTCGCAGCGCATACCACCAGCACACCCGTTGGATTGACGACCGGGATTGCGGCAGATATTCCCGCCGCTGTAAGTATACGCGCTATGAATATGTGCCCACCATGTTGTCGCGCGGGCGCGCCACCGCTGGACATCTCACCGCAAATATCGACGGCACGCGCTACCGCTACACCGCGCCGAACGGCTGGAAATACGGAATCGATAGCCTCGGTATCTATATCCGGCGGACAAAAGAAATTCGCGAAAATTACCGCTACCACCTGGACAGCGACAACGTGCGCGGCGGCTTGGCAGCAATGCGTCGAGCCGGGATCGACCATGAAGCGAAGCAACGCACCATCGCAAGAGGCGCGCCGTGGACCCGAAAAACCCAAGAAATAATCGACACAGTTGGCGTTTGGGCAACGCTTTCGGACAGCAGTACAGCCGGCAATTGCCTATCCGGCACCCGAACGTGGTGCCATCAGAACAACATAGACCATCGCCGCCATGTGTGCGCGGAAACCCTAAAACGGCTCGTCGGTACACATTACAGCGTGCAACGAGTAATCGACGCGGCAACCGCCCGCACGGCGGCGGATATCAGACGCGGATACTGCGTCATCTAGCAGGGGGAATTTTGATATGTCAAAACCTAGCGTTCATATAATTCCGATGAACCGAAAAACACGCCGAAATGCTGCTCGCATGCTGCGTAAAGCTCAGCGGCATGCAATTCGCAAAGGGTATGATTTCTGCTGGATTCCCACTAGTAGCGCATAGCGCGCTCGAACGATTAACTGTTCCGTGAAGCGTCGCCGGGTAATTCTGGCGGCGTTTTTCTTTTGACTTCGTGTTATGCAATGCGATATAGGTAATGTCCCATAACAGGAGTCAGTCATGCTTGATTATGAAAGCGTTCGGAATTATAGCGGATTGCAAGAAGAGATATCGGCGCTCGCGCGAAAGCGCATAACGGCGGCGCTCCTGCTATGCGGTGGAAACAAAACCAAGGCGGCGCAGTTGTTGGGTTTGCCGAGTTATCAAACGTTAAACAATTGGATTCGGCAGTACGGCGTCGTGGGGTCCGAAAATGATCAGTGATATTGAAGAATTACGCCGCGCCTTAAAGCGTGGCGATTATTCCGGTGTCTTATTGTACGATGGGCCGTCGCGCATCGATGGCGCGCCTATCGTCGCGATTGCTTGCCGGATTACTGACGCTAGCAACAA